CGACTCGCTCCCTGATCACATCAGCCCTGAAGGGATCGACTGCAGCGATTGGTATGGGCAGATTGGCTCCATGTCGTTTTGGGAGCAATGCCAGACGATTGCCTGTGAGCACACCATGGTTCATCGTCGCAAGTCGCTGGGTGGCCAGCTCGACTTGCTTTGCCTCTACAAGGATCGCGTGATTTTGTGCGACCTGAAAACCAAATCAGCGAGTTGGTCTGGCCCTAGCAAAGACGACATTGCTGCGTATAAAGCTCAGGCTGGTGGGTACTTGTACTTACTAAGTGACGGCGATGACGCCCACGGCGGCTGCCTCGTCGATGAATGCCGCACCTTGATCGTCACTCCCAATCAATGCAAATGGCTACCCCCTTACGACCCGGACGACTGCTACGAAGCCTGGGAAACTTGTTGGGAAAAATATTCCGCCTCCGCAGCGCTAAACCCTTTCTGACCTACGACCCACTTACTGACGACGTTGATGACTACCGCACCCACCGAGAACTTCAAAACGCATACCTCGAATTCTGCTTTTCCTGCAGGACCGTGGACAGGTCGGACCCTCGATCAAAGCGAGACGATCGTTAGGCAGTACGCCGCCGCCTACGAACGCAAGCGGACTGCAGAGGCTGAGTTCAAACAAGCCGAGGCATCGCTGAAGCACGCCCACTCAGAAGGGCTGCTGGAAGGTCACTACGACGACCTGAGCGAAACCTACGAGTTCAAAGGCGTGCGGTTTAGCAAGGCATCACGTCAAAGCTGGCCGATCGGCAATTTCTCAGAACAACTTCAAACCCAGTACCAACAGGAGAAAAATGACGGCACTGCAATCCCGAACGTCAGCGAGTACCTCAGAGCAAAATTCCTCGACGATTGAGTTTCGAATTGCCGGGATCCCTGGCGCTCAAGGCTCAAAAGTCATGACGCGCTGGGGCTCCATGCGCGAAAGCAGCAAAAAGGTTGGTCCCTGGCGGCAAGCCGTTATGTGGACGGCTGAGAATGATTATCAATCAGAGCCAATAATTGACCCGGTATGTGTAGAAATAACTTTCTTTTTTACAAGGCCAAAAGGTCATTACGGCACAGGTAAGAATTGCACAAAGCTGAAAAATTCAGCCCCAAGCCATTGCACCAGTTCGCTTCACGGTGATATTGACAAACTGGCTCGTTGCACTTTGGACGGGCTAGCACGACGTTCAGGGGGTTGCGTCCTAATGGATGACAGCCAGGTTGTCGTGCTCAAATGTTACAAAGCGTACGCAGAAGCAAATGAGACTCCCGGCGCTCTTGTGCGCATCACGCCGATCCGGTAAACCTTGCGCAAACGTATGGAGTCCATGACTGAAGATTGTTCTGCTCTCCTCGGTCCCATCGTTAAAGCCTGGTTTGCCCGCAACGAATGGCCCCAGTCAGTTAGCGAAGGATTAGCTCGCGCTAAAGGCTGGGACTGCGGCCCATGGGCCTCTCAAATCTCAATCTGCATGTCTGGGCGGCTAACGCCTAAGCCCAACTTTTTTCGTGGCCTCGGCCAATTCAACCAAGCCATTGCTGAACGCGACCTGGTCGGTGTCACAGACAGGCGGCTAATGGATCGCCTCAAACGTGGCTCGCCCATTACCCACCCGAACGGTGTCCCGTGGACCGCATCTGATTTCTTTGCCGCCTATTTAGGTGCGCTTGAGGCCCCGGCTGAGTTGCTTAACCCGCCAGAGAAGCAGATCACCCAAGAGATGGTGGAGCAATGGGCACAGCAGACTCGGGACGCATTCCGCAAGCTGTCGCTAGTCATGATGTCGCCGCCTGCTGCCGCTTGGCTTGAACTCAAAGAGGAGTTGATCAAGCTAGGCGTTAAAGGCGATGAGCTGGATTGGGTGCAAGAGATGCTTGCTGGCCTGCGTGAACCCAGTATTGAGGAAGCTTCCAGAATCCTTGTGAAGTACAAAAAGCCCTTCCTTCCGATGGCACTGCTGACAGTGCAGGAACGCTATGGAGGTGAGACCACGGAATTAAAAAAGCTATTGAGCTGGCGAAAGCAACTACCTAAGCCAGCAGACCAAGCGAAATGGTTTCCAAAAGAGCCGGACCTGATGCCAGAACCACAGCGCCGCATCGGGTTTGACCCTGAGGGACGTTTTTGTTCTCAGCACTCATTCTCCCTACGCACGCATCCACATCATTTAGCGCTTGCCATACGCAAACGCATGGGTTAAGTTGTGGAGGTCCCACACGCCCCCGCATGGCAGACAACCCCACTCCAGAGCTATTAACAGCGCTCTGCAAGTTTCAGCAGCAGACCATTACTGCCTTTAAAGACAGCAAAGGTTACGGCTACAAGTACGCCTCTGAGGAGGCCATTAACGACGCCTTACGCCCTGCCAAGGCCTTAGGCCTTTGCCATACCTTCACCATGCACGGTTTAGGCACTGAAGTAGAAGGCAGGCCCGGGCAAACAGAAGTGGTCCTGAGGCTTTTCCATGCCGCTTCTGGCGGTTTCCTGGAATCGTCCATGAATGTCGATGACTACGACCCCAACAACAAAAAGGACGCCCGTCATCAACAGCGTGGGTCTGGCATCAGCTACGCCCGCCGCTACCTCTTAGCTGCAGTCGCTGGCTTGGCTACCAGCGAAAACGAGGGTGAAACCGTAGCTGCACCGGAGGCCACTACAAAAAAGCCTCAAACGGCCACCGCTAAGCCCGCTGTCATTCCGCCTACGCAGAGCGATGCTACCGGTGAACTGCAAGACCTTCGCGGAATTGTTTCTGCTGCAATGCAAGGCGTCTACAAAGACAAGCCAGCCATTGCCGCTGATTGGGCCAAAGCCTTAAAAGGACAGTTCCCAAACCTTGGGGCTGATAAACCACAAATCAAGACCTTAAATAAAGATCAATTGGTCTTTACCCAAGAGTTTATTTATTCCTACAAATGAAACCCTCACTGACCTATCACCCTGATGACGACGTCCTTCAAGCTACCCGATACCTGGCCCGGGCTACTTCAACAATGCACGCCAGAGGTGATAACGGTGCCCTCTATGGACACTACAAAGCAGCCCTCGCTTTACTACTCGACCCATGCCAGTCAGAGGGCTCGGTATTTATTAAAGAGCCCGAGCGGGTTTGCAACTGAAGACGGTTTTACTGATGACCCATCCAGCGCAATCCAAATCGTTGACCACGAATCAGCGGTGCGTCGGATCATTGCATCAGGCCGTTCAGACCTCTTGCCGCACCTCGTTCAATTTCAAAAACATGGAGAAACCTGGGAACCAATCCCGACATAAGGATGAAACCTATGCGCAATTTATGGCTCGGCTTTATAAAGCCCCGCCGATCAATTACGCCAATCAAAAGCGTGATTCATTGGGTCGGATAGTTCAGCAAGGTAAAACGCAACGACCCTATTGGGGGTTTCGTCCACCGTTAGACCTTGCTAAAGACGCTCGCAAATTTATGCGAGAGCAAGACATGTCAGTAACTACTTATCTGACGTACGCAATGCACAACCTTCACAACAATCAAAAAGATGCTTAACATCACAGCCGTTGGCCGCCTTGGCAAAGATCCAGAACAGAAGCAATCCGGTGATCTACTAATCACCAAATTCTCAATGGCTGTTAACACCAGCAAAGATGAGACAACCTGGATGGATTGCACCGTCTTTGGCAACCGTGGAAACGCTCTTGTTCAATACGTGAGCAAGGGCCAGCAGATCACCATCAGCGGTCGCGGCAAGCTCGAAACCTACGACAAGCGCGATGGCACTCAAGGGACTTCCTTGCAGGTGATCGTCAACGACTTCAGCTTGCCTGCCAAAAATGATGCGCCTGCGCAAAGCCAAGCCGTGTCGTCTGAAATTCCTTTCTAATGGCACGCGAGCGCCTGCGGTGTTCTACCTGCCAACAGTTCGATAAGGACCGTTGTCAGTTGGGGATTCCCGAATGCCACGGGCGCAACTCGATTGCGGCAGAGGACTGCCCTTGTTACCTGCCGCCTTCGGGCATCCCAGCATTTTTGACCGAAGAGAATGAACCAAGCCAACTTGCCCTTTTCTGAAGAGGAGCCATGACAACACTCCTCACCCCGCAACAAGCCGCCGATGCAATGGGCGTTTCTAAGTACGTTGTCGAGAAACTGATCAATGACGCTCAAACCTGCCCACGCACCGCCAAGTGGCGTGAAAAGCGGGACTTCATTGATTTAACTCCTGCCGGTAACGTCCGCCGGATTATTCGAATCATGCCCGAAGCTCTTGGACTGCCGGTTTCTCAAGTCAGCCAGCCCGCGCTCTAAGGCTTCCTCTGCCTTGATTGCAATGGTGTGCGGCTGAATCCATTCGCGATAGGTCTTCTCATGGATTGCCACTGAATGGCCCATTAGTCGAGCTGCGGTAAACACATCCAAATGTGAGCCGCCATATTTCCAAAGCCTGCCTGCATAGGCATGGCGCAAGGAATAAGGCTTGTACGGGAAGCCCAGTTTTAAACGCTTGGCACTGAGCCACTGACTTGTGGCGTGCGGCTTGGTTGAAGTCTTGAGCCGTCGTCGTTCTGAGCGCAGCTCAAATAGCTCGACCCAATCTGCTGGGAATGGCACCACCGTTCTAAATCCCGTCTTTGTCTCGTCAGGAACTTTTAGCCGATGCTTCAGGTCGATGAATTCACAGTCATCCAACTCATGGGGCCGCAGACCGTAGGTAGCCAGCATCCCGAAGGCCCAAGCCAGTTCGGGGTCAGCACGCTGAATCCAATCGATGATCTCGTGATCCTCCGGAACATCGGTCAGCGCATCCTTGGTGTATCGAGGCAGCGGCAGTTCAGGGAAGGGGATTGCAATCAGGTTGCAAAGATCTTTGGCCAGGTAATAAGCCTCTTTGTAAGAACAGGTCGATACATCCCACCTGCAAACGAAATTGGCCATTTCTCGGGAGTTGACCACTTTGTTCATGTCCACCTGCCGAAGGCGGCCCATGTAGTTGATGTCCCATGTGTTCTGGCCGGTGCGACCCAAGACCACGCGCTTTTTATAGAGCGCTTCAATGGCCCGCTTCCAAGTGGTTCCCTTGGTCTCGTCGTCGGTCCAGTCGCTCCATTCAAAGGTGTCAAAGTCAATCTGCTTTTGAAGCAATGCGCGGCGCTTGTCCGCAACCTTCCGATTGGCTGGGGTATCAGGCAAGCCAGTGGGAATGCGTTGCGCCTTCCACCCGTCACCGTTTTTGCTTGGCAGCTTGGCCAACAAGTAAAGGCGGCCCCTTTGAGCGTTGACGCTGGCCTTGCCCATTGGCTGACTTACGAAAGCATGGTGATCAGGGTATGCCGGGAATGCACAACCCGTGCATTTAATGCTTGTTTATACGGGTTTAGCTTGGTTTATACAGGCTTAGCAAAACGCTCTAAACCCCCTCCCTGACTGCCTTAGCCCTGCCCAGCACTGCAAGGTACAAATTCTCGTCAATCTCCCGGATGTCATATTCGATGAAATTTCAAACCCTTGGTATCACTGGGTTTTGACAAGGTCCAAAACACCGTCCCATCTTTTTCCCATTTTTCTGATGTTCACGTCCATTCCGACGATCGCTTGCCCTGTCTGCGGCGGTAAAACAAAAGTTTCCAGCGTCAACAACAAAAACCCTGAAGCAACACGCCGTTACCGAAAGTGCCAGGCCTGCGCTTACACCTTTGTCACTACGCAGCCGCAGGATAAAAGTATTCCCGAAGCCATCACAGACAGAATGGATTGCCTAAGCCGTAAAGGGGAAAATAACCATCAAGCCAAGCTCACTGATGCTGATGTCATTGAGATGAGGCAGTACGCGGCAGAAGGCAACAGCTCGCTTGAATGCGCCTTGGTTTGGGATGTATCTCAGAAAGTGGCCTGGAATGCAATCGTTGGCAGGACTTGGAAGCACGTTCCGATGCCCGTTCAGAATGCTCCTGCGCAGGCACTTCATCCATGAGCAAAATTTCTCTCAGTGACTTCTTCCGATTCTTTGACGACAACAACGTTAATCAAAGGGAAGCCATCGTTCTTCTTGAATCGATGATGCCCAAGACACTCCTGGAAGATTCGAGTGCTTGGGTTCTTAAATATCGCGAAAAGTCAGAACCATCAGAGGCGTTGTTATCTAATCCGTTATCAGTGCCTTACGACTGCCAACTTGATAATCCATCTGGCGATGGATGGCGCGAATGCTTTAGCAGTTCCTGCGCCATGGCTGCCATGTATTGGGGCGTAATTCAAACCCCAAACGAATATCACGCAGTACGCCCAAAATTTGGTGACAGCACTGACGCATCAGCGCAAATTAGGACGCTGCAATCTTTTGGGCTTGATGCCCGCTTTGTTCAAGTTGGCTCTATTGACAAGCTAAAAGCACAACTAGACCGTGGGCGCCCTGCCCCGGTTGGCTTCCTGCACCATGGCCCCAGCTCTGCCCCTACAGGCGGAGGGCATTACATCTTGGCTATTGGCTACACCGACACCCACCTGATTGCTCATGACCCGTACGGCGAGCTTGATGTCGTGAATGGTGGCTACCCAAACACTGGCGGCACCTACGGCAAGGAAGTCCAGTACAGCTGGAAGTATTGGGGGCCACGCTGGTCAGTAAGCAATGACCACGATGGATGGGGTTTGGACATCGTTAAGGCATAAAAAAATGGGGGCAGTTACGCCCCCCTTTCTTATTGCCCGGTTGTTACTACTTCGTTGCTGCCATTGGCGCAGCTTCAACAGGCTCTTCATAGACCTTGAATGCACCTGCGCCGTCACTGACGTAGGGCATCAAGGTTGCAGCGTATTCAGTATCGGCTTTGCGCTTGGCAATGGCTGCGTCGAACTCCTCGGGGGTGTTCTGCAGTTGCTCCTCTAGCCAGCCAATTGCTACTTCTTCGCTGACATCAGCCAGGGCGACATTACCGTAAGGCTCCGCAAGTTTGAGTTGGTTGCTGAGCGTTCCATCCGCATTGGAGTACGCCCAGTCGAGAGCAACAACCTTTTGGTTGCCGTCAACGATCATCTGATTGATTGAGTAAGGCATGAGAATTAAAAACTTGGGTTTACTTTACTTAGCTGCTAAGGCTGCAGACATTTCCTCGCGGGTTAACCCGTAATCAGATAAGAGGCGATTGACCTTCTCCTCTGTTGTGGGTTCCGGTGGTGCCGGTGGTGCGACGTAAGCAGCAGCAGTCGCTCCAGATGAAAGGAACTCTGCGTAATCACGGTTGCGTGGGTCAGCTGGGACGAAAGCAACGTTGCCGTCTGCGTCAGTGCGCTTGAGACCTGTCTGTTCAGCGTCAGTCCACTCGTAGGTGTATGTTGCTGGTGCGATGTCGGCTGTGTTTGTGCGGGGCATTGATTTAAAGCGATGGGGTTAAGTGTTAGTGAGGGGTTATAGTTCGGCATCTACGGTTAATCCTGCATTTATTCCACAGCTATTAGAAGGACTGGTTGTAGTTGAAGTCATGAATACCATCAATGACTGAGGAGATCGCTGAACAATGCTGGCATCTTTGGCAACATTAAGAGACAGAGTCGATGAGTCAACGGTTCCAGCCGCTCGCATTTGAACAGGGAAAAAGACATTAACAAAACCTTGATCGTCTGTCCCAGCATTTGAGTTTGTGCAGTTTTTAGATGCATTTAGTCGTCCACTAGTTTTAAAGAAGTACCTTTGACACAACGCAAGCTCGGTGCCCATGGGGAGGTGCTCAAATGGTGTCGCCACTGGGCCTGGCTCAAATTGAGGAGCGATAATTATGCTATTTGAATTAGCAGGTAACTCGATGAACACCGATAAGCAAGCAATACTTGACGCGGCAGCACTAGAGCTTGCGTCACCATCGACAGTAAACGTTGCTGAGTACTGTGTAAACCCGTCAATTGTCTGCCCAGAAGTGTAATTTGCAGGGCCTCCACTGTCCAACAACACCTGGCTTGCGGAGTCAACAACTGTTTGCCTAAATATTGGCGTACTAGGTATAACGCTGCTGCAATCAACATCACACCAAAAACTTAATGTCCAGGTTGTTCCAATTGCGAATTGACCATTTATTCCAAAGTTGGGCAGTTCAATGGCTTGAACTAATCTTTTATTACTTGAACCGTCTCCGCTATCATTGAACCTTAGCCCAATGCCACTTGTGCTGACCCCAGTAAGCACAGCACTGACTCGCCCTACGTTTCTCCAATTTGCAGTCGGATTACCCGCGAGAATCCAGCGATCACACACAAAATCACCATTGCTCAGACTGGGTTGGTTAGTGCCTACTGGTATGCCATACCGTTGATCAAAGTGAAAAGAAGAGTTAATCAGTTGGTTGCGGTAACCTGCGAGCTGGCCGCCGTTTTGCGACAGTGATTGAATGTCTCCATTTGTTTTTACTTCAAACACTGGGTTAGCATTTCCTGTGGCATAACCTCTGATAAGTGGTTGCCCCGTACTGCCATCATTATTTAGAAGATTTCTTGTAACTTCCACGCCTCTGCTGGTGTGAACCATCCAACCAATTTCTGCTCCATCACGCGCATCACCTGTTGTTTTAAATCGAGTGCCGGTAATTACACCGCCTTGTGTTATCTCAACGTTATTGTTTCCAAACTGAGCCGAGCCGTCCGCATTCAGCGAGATGTTCGGTGCTGAACCGACAACTCCACCTAATGTAAGTTTTCCGTCAGATTGAATATTCAATCCCTCAACACCTGCCCGTCGAATTGAGAGAAGACTTCCTGAGCCTGCTCTATTAGTTACGATTTCACCTGTACTCCTGATTTCAACGTCACCTCCAACAAACTCAGCCGAGCCGTCATACTTCAACTTAATTTGATTAGGGAAATTCTCTCGGCTGATTACGACAGCGTTTAAGTTATCTCCGCTAAGAGAGTCAACGCCATCTAGCGTGATTCTTCCTCTTGCTTGAGTAGTATTTGATGCACCAAAAATGCCGATTTGCGATCTTGCACTAGTGTCTTGAGTGTTGACTGTAAATACTTTTGTGTTGCTGCCGTTTGTGATAGTAATGTTGCCTGCACCAAAGCGAGCAGATCCATCGGCTGCATCAAGCTCAATATTGTCGGTGCCGAGGGTTAAGTCCCCCACCATGTTTTGCGATGCTATCTCGCTTTTTTTAACCGCGTCATCATCAGTAACGCTGCCAGCACCCGCCAGCTTTACGATGTCGCCGTTGCTGTCTTTGATATAAGCAGCGGGTGAATTCTCGTTGATGTTGAGGGCTAATTCGCCATTCTCCAAATCAGCCGCAATAGGCGCTTTGCCATCGACGGATGAATGCTTCAGCTTGATGTTGACAGCCATGAGTAAACCCTTCGGTCAGTAAAGAACTGGCGCATACCGCGCTAACTCAATTCTAGTTGGTGTGATTTAGCTCAATAAAATCCGCCGTCAATCTCACCATCTAAGAGGCTGGCATCAATGTTGCCGGTAATCGAATCACCAGGAACAGACGAATCAGAATTGAATACCTCAACCCATTTGGTGCCGTCATACATCTGCGGTGAATTAGCAGTTGCGTTCCAAATCAATCGACCTTGCTGCACTACAGGCAATAGGTCACGGGCTGCTTCGGTGTGAGTCTGGGCTTGGACCAGTTGTGCGCGGGTGCGGGTCATCAGTAAGTACCTCCTGAAAGTTCGGTAGATGGAGCCCAAGCCCCTAATGCGTTATTCCATTGAAGGTATTCATTCTCTGCCGTGCCAGGTGGCAAGGATGTTCCGCCCCCTCCGCCGCCCCCTCCGCCAGCTTTAACGGCTTGGGACATCATGAAATAGTCACTGCCTTCAGCCGGTGGGCTGCTAAACGTCATATTGTTCGTGCCAGATAGAACGTTGTAATCAACGCCCGGTTCCTGCAGTACACCCGACAGAACTAACGCCGTTGCATTAACTGAGTCAACGGTTTTTTGAAGCGTGAACGATGTGCGAGCACCATCGAACGGTTCGTTAATCGTGATGCGTGTGGTTTCTGTTGTTTGGTTTGACCAGTTATTGGTATTGGGGTCGTAAAACAACGCATCGCCAGGCTGCGGGCTGTTGATGTCAACATCCAACAGGTCATTTAGCCGTAGCAGGGCAGAACCACCGCCAGCACCTGACGCGGAATCTATGCGAATCCAGCCAGCAGCAGCATCAATTGCGAGTACCCAATCGCCCTCGTCAAAAGCAGTAGCAGGAACAACACCAATATTTGAACCTGCAGTTTCAACGACTAAGTATGTACCGCTTAACGGGTCGGTTGCCGTTGGTAGTACTTCCCCAACCGTAAAGCCCGCAGTCCTGCCGTTATCAGTAAGCGTTGTGACTAAGCCTGTTGTTGCGTTAACGGTGCCGCAAAATCTTAAATTGTCTTGCGCTAATCTACCAAACCCAACGGGCATCCACGAATTTAAATTGTATAGTCTTAGCTGTCCGGTTGACTCTTGGTACCACAACATTCCAGCATGAACACCAGTTAGATTCGTAGGTTCTGCTTCCTGGATGAATGAAATTGAATAATCTGCCAGCTTATCTTTAGTGATCGCATCATTAGCAATGCGGGCATTATCAAATTGCCCGGAATTAATAATGCTTGCGTCTAAAGGCGGAACCTGAGAGGGAATTAGCTGAGTGCTTCCGCCAGTGACATGACCAAAAACATCGACATTGACAGAGGCCAGGCTATCTGTAGCCGCAAACCCTGTTACCTCATGCCTTAGCTGCCCTGCTACATCAACCGTCAAAGGATTGTTGTTAGCAGTAGGAATACTTACCGCCCCGATTTGATTCGTCGTGGCAGTAGGCAGGTCGGTACCAATAAGAGCGACCGTATTGGTGATATGCCCGTGTTCGTCATAACTAATGCCGCTGCGGGTTGCTGCGCTAACTAGCGTTAGGTGATCAATTGCACCTAATTCGCTAACGGTTAAACCACTGCCAGGGGGAACGCTAATAGCACCGATCTCCGATGCAGTAGCAGGTGGAAGGTCAGGGCCAACAATTGGGACAGAACCCGTGATAAGCCCTTGCCCGTTGTAACTGATGCCGCTTGTCGTAGCAGGAGAAACAGAGTTATCGATTCCAACATTTGCGCCGTTATTACTTATGCCACGGCCAAAAGTATCGTTGGTAAATTTGACCGGGCCAACCGTTGCGTCAGTAATTTTTGTTCCATTTACGCCAACGATTTTGGCGTCCGTAATCGAAGCATTGGCAACCTTATTGCTAGTGACTGAACTGTCAACAATTTTGCTTTCTGTTACAGATAAATTACCAAGTTTTGCTGTATCGATCGCCGCATCTACCAGGATGGTGCCAGGTAAGTCACTTTCAAGCTCTTCTGTTGTTATCGTGCCGTCTGCAATAACAGAGCCAGGTAAATCGTTATCGTTAAGTGATAACTTGTCAACTGTGACGGAAGCCGCCGAGAGGTTGGCGTTACTAACTCCACTGTTTTGGATGACCCGGTCATCAACAGAGTTTGTGGCAAGGGCGCCATTATCGACAGCACCGACCTGGATGGCTGCAGTGTCCACACTGGAATCGGCCAGTTCGCTTGAACCGACAGAATTAGCAGCAAGCTGGGTAGCCGTTACAGAATTGTTGACTAACTTCGCGCCTGGGAATTGCCAATCATCAATTGTTAGCTTTCTGTAGGTAACTTCGCCATCTCCTATGGCGTCTGTATCGATTCCGCCGTCAACAATATGAGACGAATCCAAAGTGCTTGAGGCCACTTTCGCACCAGTAACAGCTTGGTTGTTAATGGCTGCTGTATCAACAGCATTATTAGCCAGTTCGCTTGCATTGACAGAATTAGGAGCAAGCTGCGTAGCTGTAACAGAGTTGCTAACTAACTTTTCGCCCGGGAATTCCCCATCATTAATCGTTAACTTGGCATAGGTGACTTCACCGTCTCCTATGGCATCAGTATCAATTCCACCGTCAACAATATGAGACGAGTCCAAAGTGCTTAGGGCTACCTTGGCACCGGTAACAGCACGATTAGCAATGGCTCCTGTATCTACAGCATTATTGGCCAGTTCGCTTGCACCGATAGCGTTCGGGGCAATGGATCGCGCAGTCAGCGTATTTGCAATTAACTTTTCATCTGCGATAGACCCGTCTGCCAGGTCATCACCACTAATGCTGTCGCTATCTAGTTGGCTCCAATCCAGCTTGTTGGGGTTAATCGACCCGTCTGGTGCACGCTCAAAAGCGCCAAGTACTAGGTCACTTGTTTTGACCTTCTTGGTCTCGACTGCTGAAATATCAGCAATAGGCAAGACATCATCAGCCTGTATTTGCGCCTTAGTCAGGGGCGGCAGCTTACTGATTTCGGTGTCTGGCATGTGCCGCCGTTAGTCAACCAATATCTGAATTCTACTCGGACACAATTATGCGACTTACGCCGTCTTCCTTGAGAACCAGGCTGACGCCGTCTTCCTGCAACAGGTAAGCCGGTGGGATGCCGGTTAACAATTTGAACTGACCAGTGGTCACAAATTGAATGGTGGATGTAATTGCCTCGTTAGCCGCCACAGAGATTGACGCGCTAGTGACAATGCACTCCGCCTCGTACCAAACGGAATTAACTCCAGGGTCTACATCGCGAAAAACAAAAAAGCGACCAAAGAAATCAGCGCCCTGCGTCAGGCGAATACAAAGCTGCGCCAGGTAAGACGAGAATTCAACGCCCCCATCACAAACGTCTGGATCGCAAAGCTGATATTTGTGTTCCCAAAAGCAATCAATGGTGCCTTGACCTTGGATTAATCCGGCTTCGTACTGCTGGACAAACTGACTGCCCAAAATTGTCGTATTGACGGTCTCTCTTTCTGTCGTGAAATCGTATGACGTGATCTTGGCAAGCGAAGTGAACGTGTCACTCCTGGTACGCATCGTCAGGTTCTGCCTGTCGGGCCAATCAACCAACTCAACGGCTTGATCTCGTTGACCAGCTACTGCTTTTTTGAACGTATCAAACAGGCGCATCCCGCCCAAGGCATCCATAAAAACAAAGCCCCGCCAATCGGGGAAATCATGCCCCGCTATCAAATGCAGGTTTGAACCATCTTTAGTCTCAATATCAACCTGATCACCGGTAATAAACGTCCCAAGCATGTCTTCCTGGGGGCTAAACCGGCGCTTCTCTACCGAAGCGTCCCCATCCAAAATTGTCATGTCCGCCGCTGAGCCAGCGGTTCGCATCAATTCAATGCCGCCGGAATCGCCAAGGTAAACCGTCATGGCATATCAATACTGCCACTCGAAAGGAGCGCCATGCGCTTCCCACGAAATCTCGGCCTGAACTACCTCACCAACACTGCAGGACATGCTGAAACTGGTGATGTAGGCATACATCTGTGTTGTACGTGACGCTGGCCCATTACCACCGGGCAATGCAAGCTTGATTAAAACAAGGTCCGGCTGATTCGCAGAGGCCCCAAAAGTTGGCGTATCAGGGTTATTGGGCTGACCAGTTTTGATTAGGTCGTGGCCCATCAAATGAACGTTGCTGCTGTTTAAAGCTGACTCCTCGTAATACAACAAGGAAGCTTGACCCGTCGTAGACCTCACACCATTGATAATTGTCTTGTCTACGTCAGCCAAACAGGTGGTATCTAGCGTTTGTTGCTGCGTGGTATAGCTCCAGTTCTTCAGCCTGCCAACAGGAAAAAATTTAGAATCACCGTTAGTCGCGATCGCTAGGCTGCCATGTTGGCCTGAAAAATACATGCTGATAGGTGACCAGTGCTTTTATTCTAAGCCCCGTATAAATAGCCAATAAACGCCACTTGCACCGAACTAACGCCTGGATAAACGCTTGTTATCTGGGGTGCATCTTTGTACCGCCACCGCAGGAGACCTCGACCGTTTTGCAGGCCGCCGATTAATTCAGCATTCATGCCTTGAAAGCCAGCGTTGTTGTCGAAAATTACGAAGTCGTCGCCTAGCACCCGCTCATAATGCTGCAAGATCTCAAAGGCACTGCCATCGTTGATGTTGGCAAAATTCAGCGTTAGCTCTGCATTAACAAAGTTTTGCCCGTACTGCACAAATGAAACCGCACCGTTGCGGGCTTCAAACTGGGTCTCTGGCAATTTCCCCGGTTTATATGTGCGGCTAGTTGGGATGATGTAATCAGGGAACGGGTGCATCATCGTCATCAGTAGACCTCCTCGACAAAGTCAGCGTCTGCATCCCAATCTAAAAGCAAAAGTTGACCCTTATCATTTAACGGTGATGATGAACCGGTCACTTCAACCAGTCCGTCGTCGGCGTAACTAAGGCTTTCGCATTTGTAAACACGGGCTTCCGTCTGCTCTGTTTTTTGGCAGAACAAGCAACCAAACAATTGAGACTTGTCCACCTTGTTATTTTTGATCGCTGTGGTGGTTGTGCTGACTTGCGTCGAACCTGGCTTCCAGTAAACAACGTTAATCACAACACCATCGCCCAGGGGTTCACTTGTGGTGATGTTGCCCTCAAAGTCAACGCTGCCACTGGTAAACCGATCGGTGTGGGTTGACTTGCTAGCCACACGGAAATATTCACCAGGCTCAAGGTTCATTGCTGATTGGGGCGTTGTTTCAAACTTGATCCCATGGTCAACAAGCTGTCTGACTTTTAAGGCGTACCTCAGGAACATTCGCGCATGGTTCTCTGAAGTCATAAACGCACTGCAGTCAAACTTTTCAATCGGGTCGCTGTCGTTGCCACCTTCGGCATTAGACAACCGCATTGTCATTGTCCGAAGCTCAGGGAAGGCGTTAACCTTCTCTTTGCGGAAAATGCAAACGCCAACGAATGGCTGCCGCTCTTCTGGTGACAAGAACGAAACCTCCATCTTTCTCATATTCCCATCGGTGAACAAAGCCTTAATTACAGGTTGCTGATTATTTTTCATCTTGTAATCAGAGCCATAAGGCACTGATGGAACCAACGCAAATTTTCCGCCTTTAATCGTGAAATCCAGCAGCATATAAGCTGCATTTTCAAAGATAAACTCTCGCAAGTTTTGCCCTTCTGTGATGATGCCGTCCCAATGGAAACCATTGGCTTGGCAGAATCTGGCAGAAGTGGCCATTGCCCCACGGTCAACTGAACCCTCCCCAATTAGCTCACCTGCCCCATAATCAGAATCGGTTAGCAGGTGATAGGCAATCTCTGGGAACAGGTTGGTGGCGCCTTTTCTATCGGTTGCTTTAGAGGGTTCGGAACGCACGAATAAACGTTCCACCATGTGCCCATGCTGGATATACGCAGACAAACTGTTGAAGCTGGTCCATTCCTTGCTGTTCAGCAACTTGATGCCAGTGAGCGCCAAGCCTGGATATTTAGGGATAGGGCTTTCGCTTCCGTCTTGGCCTGAGTTGGGGTCAAACTGCTCAATCAACTCATTACAGAACACGATTTGATGCTCTGGGCTATTGGCATGGCTGCTGGTATCTGTGTTGTTGATGTAGTAATCACAGATGGCATTTAACGGGCTGTAGTTTGTATTTGGCTGAGTAAAATCCCAAAAGCGTTCGTTTACGTCGTCTTTATTGCTGATGTCAGGTTCGTCAATGTCTTGACTGGCCAAACGAACTTCAGTAATTTTGACGTTTTTAATCGGTGTGCCAACAATCTCTGCAGTGGAGGGGGCCCTATAACCGTCGCCTCGTTTCTTTAGCTCCCAGGTGTAAGCATCTTTGGCGTTCGAGTCGAAATCTTTATCCGCTTTGTAATAGGTGACCTCAACTTCGGCGCTATCTCTTTTGCCGTCTTTCAAAACGTTGGTTGATTTTTTGCCTTCTACATCTCCAACAATGCCTCGCTCAAGTTTTTCAATCGACCATTTACCGTCCTGACCATCTTCTTTTAACTGGCGGGCAATCTCCCAAGTGTCAGGTGTTACGACTTCTTGAAACTTATCGATT